AGAACCTATTGCCAGCAAACAAGTAGTCAAATGCCTGGCGTAATTCTTTTTCATCTACTTCTTCCTGCTTAAGATGCAATGGTTTGTTTAATGCAACAGACAGTATGCCTTGCATACTTCTCTTACTGCTCTCTTCCAATCCAATCCAACCCACCTTTAATCCATTGTTTAAAAAGTGATAAGCAAATTCTCGACAGAGTAAACTCTTTCCCGACCCTGTTCCTGCGCAAATAGTTACGAGTGCTTGCTTACGAAACCCCTGGCACATCTTATTAAGTATTGGATATGGATAACTACATACTCCTGTCTCGTCTTTCTTTATCAGTTGTTCCCATAAATCATAGGCGTTATGTATTCCATCTGGTCTAGCAGGGATTGCTTTCCATAAAAGATCCTTAAGTTCTTCCCCCTCTCCTGCGAGGAGCATTTCGTTAGCATCCTTTCTTGGCAATCTACATATAGCTGCCTTTCCAGGAGGTAGGATTTCAACTGCTTTCTCGGCAGCAGCCATGCCAGGTTCGTCACTATCGAAACAAATAACAATACGATTGAATTGTGATAACCATTCTAAGTTTGCAGCTATGTACTTATTAGCCGACTGACAGCCATTTGGCAAACTAACTACAGGAAAACGATTACCTTGTATCTGCGAGATGGTAAGGCAATCAACTTCTCCTTCTGTAATTACAGCAAAGATATTGGTTTCAGTTCCGTGGTTTTGTCTCCAAATTTTTTGACCCCAAAGTTGCATATTGCTAGTGTCTCCAACCCATCCAAATCTTTTATCTTTGTATCGAAGATGCTGTGCAACAGGCTTGCCTATCTTGTCGTGGTATGTAGCAACCTGGACTACCTGGTTGTTAAATTCTGCATACCCATAGTCATATAGTTCGCAAGTTTCTTTGGTGATTCCACGTTTAGGTAATTCCTTTGGTGTAACGAATGGAAGTAGAGGTGTGACCTTCATCTTAAATGGTTTCTCAAACTTAATAGGTTTATCTTTAGGTGGTTGGAACTGCCAACCGCAGCCAAAACAATACTTATGTCCATCGTCATAGACAGCTACGTTATCTTTTGATTGACACTCAGGGCAAGGCTCTTTACTTATGTACTTACTTCCAGTTTGCATAGTCTTTCCACCAAAGGTCTATAAGTTTTTCTAGTTCTTTGATTCTTTTTTTTGCTGCTTCAATTTTTTCTTTAGTGTTCATACCATTCTGGTGGGATAATTTTGTCAGCGTATAGGAAGCCGTGCCTATCACACCACTTGGCGTAAGTCAGACTTCCTTTAGCTTTAGTTAGTTTGTTCTTGCTGTTCTGAAATACAAAACGTATGTCTAATTCGGGATGTTGCGCCTTGACCGCAAGATGTTTTCTCCTTGTTTCCTTATCGAGTACGCCTTTAATTTCACATATAGTCCCATTATCGAAGATGATGTCAGGGCAGTAACTGCTATTGAGGATGTAATCAATGTTGAGGGTTTCATAGGAGAATTTAATTTTGTTGTCATCAAGGTTCTTAGCAACAGTTGCCTCGAATTTACTTCTGTATCTAGAACTCGTTTGAGTCGAAGTCCGCTTCGAGTGGTATGACTGCTTTGCTTGGCGCATCGAAGCCGAAGTCCTGGGCTGATTTAACATACTCAACGTGTTTGTGTATCTTTACTGCTTGTGGTTGTATCTTTACACCCACCCCAAAATTACCAGAGTAACCTTGGCAGCGTAAGTTGACTTGTCCTAGTGTACCTTGACCACACTTGTTAACCTTCTGCTTCTCATCTTCTGTCATCAGTTGGTTATCTGCATTAAATAATACAGGTGGTGTCATGTGCCATTGCTCTCCTGTAGTTCTATTGATACCTCCTGTTGGCATCTTAGTTTTTACAACAAAGTAATCCTGCTCTCCTTCTCCATCGTCTATCTTTTCATAACTCCAGGGCTTGTTCGCTAACTTAAATTTCTTGTCAGGATCAGCAGCTTTAACCTCTTGCTTATGTTCTTCAAGGAATCCTTCCAGTTCTTTTTCTAAGTCGAGTGCTTTATCCATAGGTATAAGGCAAGTAACCTTCCACATTGGTTCATACTTAGTGTCTGCCTCTACTACCCAGGTGTATTGGAATCTACAAACTGGTGTCTTTGTGATTAGTGTTTTTCTTTTAGTAGTCATGTGATGAAATAATTTGAATGACGTGTGATATTAGGGTCAAGAGTTCCGTGCTGTGGCTCACTAGGCATACCCTTAGTGCCTGGTATTTGTGATGTTAGCTTTACTTTTATATCTGACAACCAATCATGTGCATACATATCTGCAAAAGTTTTTCTTACTGAATCTCTTAGCTGTGACATTTCTGCTGGAGTGGTGGTAAAGCAGTCGTGTATGCCTCCTATATTTTGTATGTATTTCATTGAATCCACAGTTGTAGCTGCCATGTGACTGCTATCAAAACTATGAAGTACGTTTGCAGATAAAGCATAACTCATTCTCTTGCTATCTAGGCCAGGTTTATCTACTTGTGTTCGTATATCTAAATAAATATCTGATAAATACTTAAGCCTGATCCTCGATAACTTTGTGTCGCTGTACTCTTGATGCACTAACAACCCCGAAGGCGTAGTCCATTCAAGTGCTACATCATTCTTTCCTGCTTCCTTACCTATAAACTTAAACCACTTCATTGCTTCAACTGCTGGCTTTATTAATGACGTTGCTTCTGTATGCAGTATGCGTGCCATGTAGTGCATAGTCGACATTGATCCTTTCTTTGTAGTCCAGCTGCCGTGACCATATAAATCTCTAGCTCTTTTTGTAGCCCAATCGTAGGCAAAGAAATAAAATGCCGTGTTTGTAGCAGAGTAAGGAGTAGTCATAACGCACGGCTTGGCTAGTGACCTATCAGGTTGCAACATTAACCACTTCTTTGCTCGATGATCGTCACTATTACGCAATCTATTGTTAACTTTGTTGATTACTTCTGCATATATATCCCTTGGTGTCTCATCATTCTCAAGATTAACCAGCAATCCCATCTCTTTTGACCTTAAAAGCGAGGCATAATGCTGTATTCCAGAGCAAGTGCAGTCCAACATCGCTGGTAAATTGCATTTGTAATCTGGAATTGTCCTGTATAGATAGAAGGAGCGACAAAAAGCTAAGAATGACCAGGGTTTATCTGCTCTCATCCAAAATTCTGCATTAGTCCAGGGATCTTTACCAGCATCTAAGATATATCTAAGTTTTTCTTCAGTCCAATCTATCCTGGTCTGCCAATCTGACTTGCCTAGTCCATATAAGTTAGCACCATGTATGCGTAGCCAGTTCTCTGCCTCTGGACTATCTATCTTAGTACCATTAGCAAATAATAATAGCGACCTTGATACATCATTACCTTGAGGGTTGAGGTAAGGAGGTCGGTAGTAGTATCTGCCTCTGAAGTCTAGACTCATAGGAAAATATATCTCTTTCTCTTCTCTGAATTTCTGTGCTACCCATAATGTTTTAGCCTGGGCGATCCTTCCACCCCTGGTCTTATCATTCTTTTCGTGTATAGCTCTAGCTTTATACCTCCATTTGATAATACCTGGGTGATCTTCTGGTAAATGCTTGGGGTATGGGTCAACAGGCCACCCCTCCCTTGGTAGTAAGCAACCAACTTCTATGTTTCTTTCGTATGCGTGGGTAACTTGCTCCAACATCCAACTGTTTACCATCCAGGGTACTGATTGATGTACGTTTGCTGCCTGTATAAACTGTTCTTTACCTGTAGTTCTCTGTGCTACTAGCTCAGAGTTACTCTTCATAAGAGTTAGCGGTAGATTTTTATTTCTGTAACCTCCATCGAGGGTGCTAGTCCAGGGTCGAGGAGGAATATACATAGGCAACCAGTTAGGAGTCATCAATTCTTGCTGGTCTTTTACATTGCTAACCCATTCAAGGCATTGCTCAGTCGGCAGGACTATTCTTCTCGGTGGTTGAACTGCCTTGTCTAGCTTTATCTCTATCAATCCAGTATATTTTTCTATCAGTTCAATGAGCAGGACTCCTGATGCCATCCTTTCTTTAGGAGTCCAGTTTTCTGTGGCCTCCATCCTCCTGATGTAAGCCATCTTATGTGCCTTTCTACTTCTACCACGCCTAAAGTTCTTTAATTCTAGGAGACTTGCCCTATCGAGCATTGTCTCTATCCATAATTTATCAGCTATATCTGTAGCAACAGAGTGCAAAGTTGGATTAGCACTAAGACTATCCACTACTGTACGCACCCCACAAGCAGCTACTTGTTGAGCAGGAAGAAAAGTTAAGGGCATAAGACTAGCAAAGTTTTTACCAGCTACTCCCTTATCTATCTTCTTACGGATAGCTCGCAAGTGCAGGACTATTTCATTGCATCCATGTGCAGATAGAGCCTCACCCCATTTAGAGAGAGACTCCATTTTGTTTTTCTTTTGTCGATTACCCAGGAGTCTAACTCTATCGCAGCCTAGAGTTAGCATCTCCCTTTCAAGTTTCTCCTGGTCTAACTCTGTTCTTGTATTTTCTTCTTCCAAAATCCATACTCTTTATCAAAGTTATCGACCATCCAGGACTGCGCTATGTAATTCATAACCTCACTATCAGATATGTTCTTAGCCTTGGCTAGTGCCTTGACCCTGCGAAAAGTCTCGGAGCTAAGTGTTGCCTGTACCTTTTCTCCTTTTGGTTTAGTTACTTCCATGCTTGACTCCTAATAAAAATACTTCTTTAAGTGTTGGGTACATAGCAGTTCTAATGACTACATCCACATACTTTTCCTTTAACCAGGCGTTGAACGCCTCATCTTGTAATTCTTCTGGGGGTTTAGTTGGCGCAGGACTGTCAGGTAACATCATCCAATGGGTTGCACCCTCTGGATTGAAGCTATAACTGGAACCTATCCAGGTGTTTGACTGAGAATAATAATAAAGAACGTGGCCGTTGCTGTTAGCGTGCGCTCTGTTAGGTTTCTTTTCTGCAAGTAAATAAATTTGCTGGTCGGTGTTGATTGTCATTTCTTTTTAGTTGGCTTGTAAAGTTTAATTTCTTTGATCTCATCGTATGCTCCGTTCCATTCGTGTAAGAATTTCTTGAGAGCCTCGGTAATATCAGGCGCAAAGATAACCCTAGAGGCCACAACAGGACTGCTAGGGTGTTCAATATCTACATGGTTGTAAATAATTTGATAGGACTTCATACTTTTTGTTCCAGGACTAACTGATTGTATAAGTTGAGCAGCTTCAGAGCCATGTCTTTAACATCCGCAGGACTAAGCTCATCAGCTATAAGCAGGACTGCAAGCTTTACCCTGAGATCCCTGGGCAATTCCTCAGCCAGGGCGTGAGCAGCTGCGAACTGCTCAGACTCTGAATTAAGATACGTTGTCATCTTTTTCTAGTTCCTCTTTCTGTTGGTCTAGTAGGTTGAGTTGGTTTTTAAAATCCTCTTCCGCAGGACTGTCAAAAAGGAAGCTATCCCACAACGCTCCGTACTTAATGTTTAATTGTTTTCTTTTCTTGCTCACTCTTCCCCCTCATCTAGTACAAATGTGTAAGTGCCTCGATCTTTTGTAACCTGGTTCATTTGCCAGTTGTATTCAATCGGGCAGGACTTCAACCACTCTTGAAAAGATTCATTCATAATAAAGCCGTTGTATGTGTACGGCCATTCCTTGTTTTTAATTTCCTGGTGCATTTATTTATGCTCCGCTCTTCCAACTGGCGCTCCGTTGTAATCGTACAACTTAGAATCCAGGGCGAACAGGTCAGAATCTCCGACCTCTTTAATTGAGTTAGCGTACTTAATTAATATCCTGCTTAACTCGTTCCCCATATTGCCATTAGTAAAGGCATCATTTACAGGGTCGGTCTGTATTTTAATCGTTAGATAATGAGACATTACTTTTCCTCCTGGTCTTTTTTGTTTGCTTCCTGCTTGGCTTCGAACTTTTTAAACTCTTCAGCTATCATTGCAGGATCATTTGTTAATAAGTCGACTTCGTGCGCTGTGCCGTTGCCGTCTGTAATTGTGAAATAAGCCACTATTAAAACTCCTTTATGTGGTGGATTGATAGAAATAAATCTACCAGGGAGGCGACCAGCTGGAACGCCTCCAAGCTAGAATTAATTTTCGTTAAGGTCGGGCGCAATGATCCCGAACCCTCCCCAGTCTTTATGAATAGCCCAGTTATTTTCTTTTACTATTTCATCTGGGATCTTTAGCGCATAGCCTCTAGGATCAGTATTAAGAAAAATTCCAAACTTTAGAAACTCATTAGGCGTTGCATCTGGCATTAATAAATTTTTTAATTTAACTATCAATGCTGCTTCTTGCCTGGCTGACTCTCCGTATTCTCCGTTTCCGTGTAGTTCCTGGATTCCTTCGGCTTTATTTTCCAACCTTCTTAAACTCTTACAAAGTTTTATAGGGTCGGTATCTGCTGGCATAGAAAAGATTTTTTTAATATCCTCTCCGTGCTTTTTGATCCTGCCATACATTTCAAGTTTTTTAAGTACTACGGGTTTGTAAGTTTCCATTTTAAATTAATTGATAGGTTTGATTTACTTTTCTTGTTGGTTCTGTTCCTGGTGGATAATTACCCCAGGAAGAAAGAACAAAACAAAGAAGGATAATAAAAAGATTTAATTTCATTCTTTAATACTTTCTATTTTTCATGTACTCGGTTAAGGCGTGGTTAGCCTGGGCAAGTAATGCAATATAAGCAATTAAGAATAAGTATCCAAAGATAGCCATTATTTAATACCCCATAAATTGAGCGTATCTGTTTAATTGCTCATTGGTCATGGGTTCTAATCCTCGACCTCCTGGAATTAAATACAATCCTTGAGAGTTCTTTTTTAACTCTCCCATTCTTGGTTTCCAATACTCATTGAGAAACCTTTGAGTCCTCGCATTAATCATTTGAATTAACCTGGTGGGTTGATAGTTAGATTCAATATAGAATCTTATAAGAGTCTAGTCCATAGTTTGACTTATTGCAAGTAATGGGCGGCTAGACTTACAAAGATTCCTAAATAAAAATATAAATAGTCCAGGAATCCAGGATAAAACCATAAAAAACCCTGTAGTACTGTCAATATAACAATACTTCAAGGACTAATAACTTAGTGAGAGCAAGGACTATAGACCCCCCTGGACTGTTTTTGGACATATCTTGGACACCCCCTAGGGGGGTGAAGAGGCAGCAACGTCTATACGTTAACCCCTCAGATTTTTCTAACTAAAATCTAAGATATATCTAAGATAGACTACTCTCTGTATATCTCCCTGTTCTTCTATAGTGGACAATGGGTAATACAAAGGTTATTACAAAGGTTATATAAGTGTTATATTAAGGATGTGTTTTACCTCCGCATTTACACTCTTAGGGATCTTTCCGTGGTGGGTTGAGTTCCCTACAGAATTACAGAAAGTTATGAAACAAAAAGATGTAGCAGAGCAGTTAAGTAATTTACACGCTAATCTTGCTGGACATTTATCTAGTTTGTTAGATAGTGGAGAGGCGACAGTCGCTGATCTTAATGTGATTAGGCAGTTTCTTAAGGATAATCAGATAACAGCTACAGTTACAGAGGGAAGTGCTATTGATGATCTTGCTAAAGCTTTACCAGATATAGATAAGGTCGTAGCTTTTAAGCGTAAATCTGCATGAAGAAGTGGGATAAGTTACCAAAACCCTACGATGAAGACTTTAGATATTTTTTAGTGATTGTATGGAAGCATCTACAACTTCCTAATCCAACACCTATACAGTTAGATATTGCAGGGTATATGCAAGATGGACAGAAACGTAGGATTATTGAAGCGTTTAGAGGAGTGGGTAAGTCGTGGATGGCAGCTGCTTACACTTTATGGTTACTAAGGAATGATCCACAGAAGAAAATAATGGTAGTGTCGGCCTCCAAGACCAGGGCAGATGACTTTGCACAGTTTTGTTTACGGCTTATTAGAGAGATGCCTATACTGCAATGCTTAGAACCTGATCGAGAAGAGCAAAGAAGT